CCGCGATTTCGTCTTCCAGTCGTCGTCCTCGGAGACCTTGGTGTCATCGCCCTTGTCGCCGCCGTGATCACCTTTGTCGCCTGCGTCACCTTTGTCCTCGGGCTTGTCGCCCTCGCCCTCGTCTCCCTTGTCGCCTTTGTCTCCATCCTCCTCGCCGTCGACCTCGGGTGAGCCTCCGGCGATGGAGGGCAGCAGCCGGCCTTCGGGGGTGAGAATCGCCTCGGCACGGCTGCCGAAGGCAGGGCGCAACTTCAGAGGTTGGTCACGAAGCGCGGCGGCGAGGAACGTGAGGGCGAACTTCAGAGATGCGGTGAGGCTCCGTAGACGGGAGCGGGTAATGCGAGCCATTCGGCTCTCCTTTCTGGACCCCCCTCTCTTCGGAGGGGGATGATTTAGAAGTCGTTGGGCCCGGTGAAGTGCTGACGGGAGTCGACGAGCAGCGGGCCGAGCTCACCGTGCTCTCGAATCGCCACGGTCGGGGTCTCGGGATAGCCGAGGCGCTCTCTCTCCCGCGGGTCAGCGGGGGTGCCATCAGGGAGAAGCCGGGCGAGGTCCGGCGGCTCCTTGTTCACCTCCAGCCCGCACCCGCAGTGGTTGTGAAGGGCCATCACGAAGCCGTCGGCGCCCTTGACGTAGGCCCCATCGACTTCCTTGCAGAACTGACATGCGCTTGGGTCAGCGACCCGGCGATAGCCGTAGAGGTTGGGGTCGGCTGCGTCGATCGCAAGGGCGGTGTCGCGCATCGTGAGTTGCACGTCTACGGCGGCGGTCGCCTTGGCGCGCGAAAGAGCTTTCGCAGAGGCATCCGGGAAGTCGAGACCGTCAGCCAGCCCGCCCCAGAGCGTCACGAAGGGCCGTTCGTACACCTCTGCCGGGTCCACCCCGTTCCGCACCGCGGCACCAATTACGTCAGCCGGGTCGATCCCTATTGGTCCGCGCCCCATCGCCTGGGCGATGTAGGCGTCGGTCAGGCTTGCTGAGGCTCGCTGCGCTTGAAGGATCACTGGCACCACCGTCGAGAGCCACTGATCGACATTCGCCCGATCATGGGCGGGAAGGCCATCCCAGATTGCCGCTACCACTCGTTCCACCAGGCGCCGCAAGCGGGCCTGGCCCTCGATATGGGCGCTAACCAGCGGTGGGCGAGACGCCGGCATCGCCATTTTTGACCTGCGCCAGAAGTTCGGTTACCGCCTCGCTCGCCTTCATCGCCGACCAGCGTGAGATCTCCTCCTGGGAGGCGTTCAGCGCGTATTCCGCGACAGCCATCCAGGGCAGCGCGTCCTTCAGCTTGGATGCCGCGTCGGCTACCTCGGCGAGGGTGCGGAATTCCGGATTCTTCCACCGCATCTCCGCCTGTTGGCTGAGTATGACCGGATTCTTGAGAACCGACCCCCCGAGCCGACACAGTTCCTCCCAGCCGCCCCCCAGGGTCGCCGTGTCTCCAGAGACCGCCGCGATCATCGCCCCCTCGAACGCCGCGATGGTCTCGGTCGCGATGTTGGCGATCGTTCCCTCCATCGGGAAGTAGTGGCGCGGCGTCTTGGTGATAACCGCGAGCTGCTGGAACTCGTCGTAGATGGAAAGGTTCTTGCGGTCGGCGGCTTTGAACTCCGCGAGTTTTGCCTCCGGGTTCTCCATCTGGAAGATGGAGCCCGGGTCAGCCTCGAAGGGCGGTTTGGCTTTCGTCTTCTCCTTGCCGGTGGCCTCGTCGATCAGCGGTTTGCCGTCGTCGTCCTTGAGCACCTCGCGTCGGATCGTTTCTCCGAGGACCCCGCGCATCGGGAACCCCATCCAGAAGGCGACGATGAGACCGAGGAAGGTGAGCAGATTGATCCGGTCCAGCAGACCCAGGCAGTGCTCGAACTCTCCCCGCGCATAGGGAAAGGCGCCGGCCTTCAGCTTGCGGTTGACGGCCAGTTCGACGACCGGGATCTTTTCTCCGAACGGGTTTTTGAGCGGCCACTCCTCGTCAGGGACCTCCCGCTTTTCCCATTCGGTTGATGAAGGATTGGAGGTACCGTTCTCAGGCCCCTGGAACTTGTAGACGCCCTCAGGTCGATAGAGGGTCGCGTAGAGCCGGTCACCTTCCTTCCAACGCCTCAGAGCCGCGGTCCTGTATTTCCGGGAGCCGCTTTTGTATTCCACGACCATCTGAGTGCAGTCGTCGAGCGAGATGTCAGGCGGCGTTCCGTCCTTGCCTGGCCAGATGGTCCCGAAGCAGCGCCCATCGAGAAGCGCCGCACTATGGCCGAGCTTGGTCTCGGCGTCCATGTCGTTGGGCTGCCAGACCTCTCGCCAAATCCGTTTTGCGCCCTCTTCGTCGGTATCCCTCAAGCCGAGCACTTCGAGGCGGTCGAGCTTGGAGTCGACGATCAACGAGCCCCACGGGGCGGCGCTCACCGGCATCAAATACTCATAGACCTTCGTTAGCCGAGCTTTCTGCACGGCTTCCGGGGTCGGGCAAGGACCCTCCACGTAGGGCAGCACCTTCTCATGCTGCCTAGTGCGGTCATCGATCTTCTTGCTCAGTCGCTTGACCTGCTCAGTCAATTGGTCGATTTCCGGCATCCTCACCTCACCATTGGGCGGAGTCGTATTCGGGCTCGTCGAACAGCCCCTTCTTCTCCGCGTCATCGCGGGCGCGTCGCGCCAGTACCGCAGCCGGGACGCTGTCGATCTTCAGCGGGGAGCCCTTCCGGTCCTTGCGCACCGTGTAGGCGTCCTGCGTGTGTTCTTCGTCGACCTTGACCCGCACCTTGTGGGTTCGAGCGTTTTCAAAGTGAGCTACCGCGAGCGGCTTGCCGCCCATGGTTTGCGGCTCGGTCAGAAGAGGCGTGGGGTTGATCTTCGCCTGGTTCTGGCGAATGCCGCTGCGAAGAGCGCCGCAGGCGACAGCGAACTTGCCAATCATCCGGCCGCCGGTCCAGAGCTCCTCGACCTTGCCTGGGTATCTACCAGCCCAGCGCGCGCCATCTTCGATCCAGTAAGCCGGGTCAAGCTTGAAGTTCACGACATCGAAGGTGTCGAAGACCCATTCGACCGCCTCATCGACTTCCGAGCGCCACGCGAGGGAATCCCCTTCAGGAGTCCAGATCCCCACCGGCTGGAGCAGGCCCTCTCGGGTACATATCCAGAGCGCGGTGTGGTCGTCGTTTTCGGAGCCGTCGAAGCCGAGCCCGACCTTCGATCCCTCTGCCGGCGTCTCCTCGGTCAGAATCGCGGCAATCTCGTCGGGAGAGAGCCAGTGGGAGGCTGCCGCTCGAGGCCGATTTAGGTAGTAGCGGTAGGCCTCGTCTTCGGGGTCTTCCGCGTCGCGGACGATGCTGACGATCCGCTTGAAGTCCATCCAGTCGGCGGCTGGCCCATAGGCCTGCCGCATCGCCTTGATCAGCGATCGGTCGTCGCCGAATCTCTTCGGCTCTGGACCCTGCCGGTGGTCGTAGAGGACGCCGTGCTTGAGGACCGCCTCCTCGACAGGGAGATGGGCGTATTTCTCTCCGGCCTGCTCGGCAACGGAGCGCTCGCCCGGTTGCCAGGCAGTCGTCGTGTCGAGCATCCAAGGTTCGGCGGCTTTCCGCTTGCCGGTGTTCCTAGCGACGGTGCGGTACATCCCACGATGCTTTTTCAAGATGTAGAGGTGGGTCTCATCGGCGGTCGCCTTGGACTCTTTCCCGCCGTCCTTCGAAGCATCCCCCGAGCTCGAGGGGACGATCTCCCCTCCGCCCTCCTCTTTGATGTAGATCCGGGTCGACGTCTCCGGAGTGCGACCGAGGTCGATGGCGTACTCGTTCGCGGCCTCACCCTCGGTGAGCATGTAGGTGACGTTGTCGTAGGTGTTCCCGGCCTGATCCTCCTCCGTCGCCATGATGCGGACGAAGGGGTAGCGGACGCGAACGCCGACCGGTTCACCAGAAGCGTCGAAGCCGCCGCATCGGACCGGCCCCAGAGCCTCGGCGCAATCGATCGCGCCCGCGATCTCACTCTTTGCCCGCCCCTTGGCCCGCGAGAGAACGGCGCGATGAACCAGTCGACGACCAGCTTCAGGATGATCCTGCGGGTGCAGCCGGTAGGCCCAGACGATGAACAGCGCGATCTCGTCATCGACGACCAAGTCATCGCCCTGCACGTCACCCGGCCCATGACAGAGATAAGTCTCGATCCAGTCGATGACCTGGAAGCCGAGGGTCGGGAAGCCATCCCACGGAGGGAGCGACACGGACTACGAGACCAGTCTGAGGCGATCTTTCCGGTCCGCCGCTTTCTTCGCTGCGGGCGTCTGCGGCGCGGAGGCCTTCTCCGGCTTGGCCTCGTCGTTCTTGACGATTTCCCAGCGAAGGTCGATGAGCCCCTTCGGCGTTAGCCCTAAGACTTTGTCGAGCTCGCGCATCTCCCTGAGAATCGGGTTGCGCCCTCCGGCCATTGAGGCAAGTCGACCGACCACGAACGCAAGTTCCCGAGTCACCTCGTCCTCGTCGCGGCCAAGCAGCGCAGCGAAATCGGTGGATTCGAAGGGTGAATCTTGGAGAGCTAGATCGTCCTCAAGCTGCGCGCGACGGGCAAGTACGTAGAGGGCGCCGGGGTCCCATCCGCAGGCCTGTGGAGTCCCCCAAGCCCATCGCCACCAGGCCTTGCCCGCTTTTCGGAGGTTGTAAGCCTCTGGGACCTTCGGGGGCCGACCCTTTCTGCCACCCGCTGGAAGCTGCGTCTTCGGGATTGCGTCGGCGTTCGTGCGGCGCTTGTTCTTCTGTGGAGCGGGTCCACGTGGCATATCGACCTCTCTTCAGAGGGCCGGGCAGCCCCTTCGGGGCGCCCCGGCGAATTGGAAAACCCGTATGGACCGCGAACGGCAGCCCTCTCCGGTCCTGCTCGGAGCAGGAGGCGGAGACCCCCCCTGGGGTGCGGCGACCAAGGCCACCGAGCACGTTCGGCTCGGCGCCTTGGGACCGCAGGCGTTAGGCCGCCGAGGCGGCAGCCAGAGCACCGGCACTCAGGCCGGGACCGTCGGGCAGCTCGACCTGGGGCGTCTTGCCACCGGGCGGGGTGAGGGCCGCAGCGCGGTAGTCCTCGTCGTTCGCCATCAGGAAGTGATGGCGGGAGGCGACTCCGAGCGTGTCGGGGTCGACCTCGATCGTGTGTTTGCTCTTGGCCATCACGATCCTTCCTATGGTCGGATTGGACTTCGGATCCGCTGGCCGTTCGGTCAGCGTGAAAAGGAGCCGTTCAGCTCCTCGATGGTCGGCTGGGCAATTCCGTTGCGGACGTACCCGGCAACCATGAACAGCACTTCCTTCGAGTCGGTGAAGTGGACGACCAGCGGTTCGCCGTTCTCTGCAGCGAGGGCGGCTTGCTCAAAGGTCGATACATCGGCTCGAAGATCGGTGGCCTTGACGCGGTCGGCTAGGACGCGGAGCTTGGGC